CAAGTGGGTTACCATCGTAGGCGACACCACTAATGTCGTTTTTAGTCAACCAATCACAAGCTGCCTTTAGATCAGCAGTAGAGGCTTCACCGCTCTTAATTCGGTCTAGAAGCTCTTTGGTGACAATGTTGTGGAGTTCATTAAACATGTCCTCCGTTGCTTTCTTGTTAGCCATTACGTAGTACGATTTGATCTAGTTTATTTTCGATGCGGATCATGTGATCCTCCATCTTTTGTAAGGCGTTAGCTAGCTCTTGTCGTGGTACGTACTTTTCAGCTAGACGTAATTCAACACCGTCAATACGCTTGTCAATTTGATCCATACGTGAGGTAGATCGTGAATTGATAGCCAAGACGCCACCGCTAACACCGATAACAAGGGAAATAACCCCTGTAACAGCTGCTTCAATCATTTCTTTTGGTTGATGATATTTATCAGTTTAGTGCTATAGTCAGGATCGGTGGCGTATCTCTCTTGGACTAAAAGCCTGCAACACTCCTCTATGGAAGAGGCACGGTTGACTCCCCTATAGGTCTTGTAGTCCTTGTACCAGCGTTGTACTAAGTACGACACACAGGATTGTAGATCAGGGAAGTTAAGGAAACCAGCCGTAATGGTGATCCACTTACCATCAATGAACTCCTTTGTCTCATGATCAGTACCAGAACCCTTGAGACCAAAGTAGTTGTGGGTACCAGAGGTATGCTTACCCCAACCACTCTCTAATGCCCACTGAGCTGCTACAACTTGTGGGAACTTAGCACCTGCCTTAGAGGCGGCAGTGATAACTCCTTCCCAAGTGTTAGCAACGGTAGCTACGGGCTGCGGTGTAGAGGTAGACCTGAAGGTCATAAACCAGCCAGTACCTTGACCTTCTACTTCCCAACGCGGTAGCCAGTTCTTCCAGGAGTAGCTAACGTCTTTACCTCCGCTACCAATAGTAACGTACCCTCCGTTGACGTTATCCATCTCGCCGTAGGGATCATGGAAGACACCATGCTCTCCTGTGTCACCGATGAGTAGCATCCAGTGTCCACCACCAACGGGGTTAGAGACGTGTCCTTTGTGGAGGATTCCTGTAGCGACTGGGTAGCCTGCTTTAAGTTCGTTAATAAGTGTTTGCTTAGTACCTTTCTGGTAGAAGGTAGCAAAGACACCGTACTGCTGACAGGCTTTGACTTGACTTGTAGAGGTTGTAGTATCTCCATACTTCAGCACTGTACGGAGGTAATCATCATCAGCATTACTACCCTTGAGGGCATCAGGTAGGAGATACTTGACAGCCATAGCACATGTGGAGCTAAAGCACATCCGATCTCCGTGACCTGTTGCACTATCTCGCTGAAGGTAGTACTGCTTCACGGGCAGCAGTACCATGGTGATTACTTTCCTCTAAACGTACGACGAATACGACGCACTGTGTCATCTTCAGTACGTGTTTTGCTAAAGTAAGCAGCAGCCATAGAGATGGCCTGGGTAACGCTGTTGGAACGACGCTTCTTAGTCATACCTAGATACTCAGAAGCGATAAAAAGGATAAAGAAGGCAAGCGTCTCATAGGACACTTTGACGCCGAGGATGGTGATCATACTGTTTGAGTAGATAACGAGGCTTGGTAAGTAGAGATAACTTCAGGCGTCCAAATAACTTGAGCGATAGACTTTACCTTGTCACTTTCGTTTTCCAAAGAGTCACCTGGCTGAAGGCTATAACGGTTATAAGTTCTAGAAATTAAGGCAGAGCCATCTAGTACTTCAGTACATACCCTGACTTGAATAACACCATTATGTAGGACTTCGATCTTATCAGTGATTTCAGTTTTTGAAAGAGTCATTATAAATAAAGATTAGGTTGCTGTGAAATAGGTCATAGACCCAGAAATAATGTTTGTATTTCCTACTTCTGTTCCAATAAGTGTTGTACTTGGTCCATAAAAGAATACCGTTGATGAGTCATCATAAAACCCCGTATACCTAATACCAGTATTAGAGGTTGTTTGGAGGCCAATTATTCCAGGGTAACCATGTCTCTCTGCAACAGCACCAACACATGCAAATGGGAGACTCATACCAACTGCGCCACTAGTTGTACTACTAGCTGTATTAATTTGGATATTATAGTACAAAGTTACTTGCCTGCCAATTTTTGTATACCTACCTACTTGACTGGTGTAAGTAAAAGCTCCTCCAGAAATCAATTGAGGAGTCCAAGTACCTTCTTCATAATCATCCAGGTAATTAGGATTATTTGATGCTTGTTGTGAGCTTGGGAACCTAATTTCATTGGTGTTTACTCCCAACTGAGAAAGCATTCCAGAAGCCACTACACCGCTAATCTGGTTTGCTGTGGATTGCACTTTATTCGCAGCCAAAAATACATCAGTAACGGTTTGGCCGTTAATGTTTAGAACATCGCTGAAGTTACTGATGTAGTTTCCGGTGATAGAAATGCCAGAGCAGGTACCTACACAGTTAACAACGGAGCCAGAGTTAGTACCTTCTCCATTGATATAACAGCCTTCTATACTAAGGCCGTTGCCTCTGAAGTCAATGTACTTTTGATTGGGTGCAGTATTATCACCAAACCAGCAACCGTTAAATTTAAGACCCAACCACTGGCAGGTTGAATCGGTATAAATAGCTTTCAGCCCTACCGTGCCACCAACAGCAGGTTTATGCTCAAATATGACATTCTGTAGTGTCCAACCTTGACCACCATTAGCAATAGCCGCAGTAGTATATGCGCCAAAAAGCGTGTTACTAATTGTTACGCCATTACAGAATCCAGCCCCGCCACCGTCTTGACCGATAACGCCGATATTACTTCCATTGAAGAAACAGCCATTAATTTCGACGTTAATGGCTTGATTCATGTACAAAAGTGCACCAGCGGTGGCACCTGTTGCATCCCACTTACAGTTATTGAAACTGATAAAAGCAGCGGGAGTCTTAGTAAAGTAGGAGTTATGTGTAGCCGGTGCTTGGAACTCTAGATTCTCGTAGTAGGTACCAGTAAAGGTGGTAAATTCACTATTGCCAGTGTATTTAATAATTGAGCGGGCTAACCCATCACCGACTGCTGAGCAAGAGAAGTTACCAAGAACACCATTGCAGAGATAGGTACCAGAAGGGAAAAACAGGATTTTCTTACTTGCTGTCGCAGCGGCAATAGCAGATATAATAAATGCAGTGCAATTAGTGGTAGCCGTATCGGTTCCAGGCGGAATAAAATCCTTAACACTCACCACATCTTGCAGCTTTGATTCAACGGTGCGCTGCACAGCACCAGTACCAGCCTGGATGAAACCTCCACCCAGGTCGGCTAAGTCACGTGTTTTTGTCATAGTGTTTATCTAGGCTGGACCCATCACAATAAAATTAAACTTAGAGTTGGTAAGAACATTTAACTCGTTAAACATAACAACACTAAAGGTAGACGAAGATGTCATATTGACTAGGGTCGAGATATTTCGTCCATTTGAGTCAGCGGCAGATGCAACCGCAGACGGCAATGCTGAGAATGCAGTCTGAATAGTAATATCATAAGTACCCGTTGCACTTCTATTTACAGTAAATCCCGTTCCAGCTGATATAGCGCCACTTGATTCAACCTGACCACGTATCATACGAAGCCTTTCACCACCAGTACCAGGCATAACATAGCCACCAGCAGCATAGACAAACTCACTGAAGTGTCCTTGGATGTATCCGGTTTCACCAAGGAAGGTGACACGAGATTCAGGAATTGTGTAATGCAGCCTGAGGGGCGTTACTCCGGTTGCAAGGTCTACTAAATAATTGCCTGCTGCAAATCCACTGACGGTTGTGCGACCCCAACGGACCGAATAGTAAGAGGGATTATTAAAGTTGGCAAGTAGCTGCGAAAAGAAGCAACCTGTGACCACGATTGACCCATTAGGCGCCAGGTTGGCAAGATTCCTTGCAGTATCAAACTTTATATCTGGAGCACCATTGGTAACACTGTTACCCTCAAAATAGCAGTTTTCTACAACAAACCCCTGGCAACGGTCAGCAACAATGGCGCCAGTACGCATCGTTTGAAACAGGCTATTTGTGATGCTAACCTGAGCATTAGGATCTCCACTATAAACATCATTACACACCACGGAGAAGAATGTGTCGCCAGCTTCGGCAATAAAGTTGTCGATCTTAATGTCGTAAGATCCGTTGGTTCCGTTGATAAACGTTCCAAGCCAGCCGTATGCTGTGCAGTTGTCGAGATAATAAGTCTGCAGAAACCTTGTTGCGTTTAGAAGTTTAATTCGGTGGAAGTCGCAGTTGGTAAACCGCATTCGCAAAAACTTTGCGTCGTCCAGTACATAGGTAGGGTTAGACGGAAATTCTGATTTGAAGGTAATGTTATCAAAGTGGATCTTTTGCGATGCTGTCAGGTCATTTGGGTTACCAGTTGTCAGTGTTGTGCTAAACATATTAAGGCCGGAATATGCATAGAATCCTGCACCACTACCATCTCCACGAATCCTGAAAAACGTGGAAGCATTGACTGCATCCTTCCCACGGTTGATGTTAACAGTATTATCAAGTCTGCAAAGACCTGGCACTACTAGGACAGCTGGTGGATCGTATGTGAGGCAGTGATTAATTGCTGCCTGTACTGCCGGTGCATCGTTAGTTGTGCCGTCGCAGACCGCTCCAAAGTCTTTAACACTAACCACATCTTTAAGTTTGGACTCAACAGTACGCTGAGTAGATCCAGTGCCAGACTGTGTAAATGTAACAGTACTGGAAGGAATAGCAAGAAGACTAACTTGACTAAAGGCTAAAACTTCAACAACATCACCAGCGGTTAAGGCAACAAGCCCAGTGATACTGTTACCAGTGGTTGCTACATAGTCAACACCACGTTGAAGAAGAGCACCATTAAGGAAGACAGTCTCAAGATTGACAGTATAAATTAGGGATTGACCAGAGTTATCATTACCACTAAGTGTAGTTTCACCTCCAACAGCTGTTTTACGCCAACGAAGGACATTAGCATTAGCCGATGAGTCCTGCCAGTTGGCGCCATTCCATACTCGCATCACCTTAGATGTGGAGTTGAAGTAGATCGCACCAACAAGAAGAGCGTTACCGTCGTTGTCTACTGAAGGATCAGTGGTTTTAGCACCAAGGTAACGATCATCAAAAGAGTCAAGACTGTTGGCAGCAGCCGTTGCACTACCTGCAGCAGCTGAGGCACTGCTAGCAGCGGCAGCAGCATTAGCAGCACCAGTAGCTATAACGCTATCAACGTAACCCTTAGTAGATGCATCAGTTGCAACTGTGGGTGTACCGAGGTTGATAGCCTTGAAGTTATTAAGGTTCAGGTTACCAACCATAGGGTTAGAACCATCAATGTTTACTGAGTTGTTGGCAATCTCTTGAGTAACGTACAGGTTCTGAGTAAAGTTATCGTTCAGGTCCTTGGCTCGAATAGCAGAACCAGAAGAGAAGACAGCTGACAGTGCCTCATCATCAGTATCACGATAGATACGAATGGAGGCTCCATTAGCAGGTGCATTACCTGCAGTAAACAGAACCTGACCACCTGTCTTAGTTGTATAGTTAAGGCTCTGTAGATTATAGTGAGTACCTGCAGTCTTCAGTACTCCACCAACAGTAACCTTGATATCAGTAGATTCAAGCCACTTAAAGGTAAAAGAAAAGGGTCCTAAGTTGGACCCATTACCAGTGAATG